GCAACTGCTAAACATGAATCTAATTTAAAAGAACAAGGTGATTCAGAATTTGATCCAGGCGGGCATTATTATGTACCACAAGATGCTAGTCATACTAAACTAGATGCAAATCCAACGGGAGAGCAATTAGCCGAAGATATTTACGATGCAATTAACAACATCAATGACTCAATGTCATATCAAGATCTTGCATTTGCTGTTGCTAGGGTACTTGAAGACAGTTATGGAACACATAATTATGATCGTTTCATTTCAGAATTAAAACGCAACTTAGACAAAATGCGCTACTAAAAAAACAATAAAAAAATTAAACAATTACTTGGACTTAACGATTTAATTATCTAATATATAATTAATAAATAACATAAATTAATAACTTAACAAAGGAGTACTTAAATGGGACTTAACTTAGACGCCATCAAGGCAAAACTTAACCAATTAAACAAAACCGACGATCGTCGTAACAACCTATGGAAGCCAGAAGCTGGCCCAAAAACAAGAGTAAGAATTGTACCTTACGTTCACCGCAAAGACAATCCATTTCTAGAATTGTATTTTCATTATGACATTGCCAAAAGGTCAATGCTATCACCAGTATCATTTGGTAATGCAGACCCGGTAGTTGAATTTGCAGAAAAACTCAAGAAGACCGGAGACAAAGATGAGTGGCTAATGGGTCGTAAAATTGAACCTAAAATGAGAACTTATGTTCCTGTTATCGTACGCGGTAAAGAAGCAGAAGGTGTTAAATTTTGGGGATTCGGTAAAACGATCTACACAGAATTGCTTTCTATTGTGTCCGATCCTGACTATGGTGATATCACCGACTTAATGAATGGTCGTGACATTGACGTAGAGTTTATTCCTGCAGAGGGCGGAGGATATCCTAAGACTACAATTCGTGTTAAACCTAACACAACACCTGCAACCGAAGATAAAGGTATTGCAGAAAAGATTATGAATCAACCTGTAATCACAGACATTTTTCCAGAACCAACATATGAAGAGTTAGAAACAGCTCTTAAAGAATGGATGAATCCGGATGATGACAGTGCAGACGTTGATACATCATCTAACACCGTAGCAGATACATCTGGTAAAACTGAGGAAAAGGCAGAAGCCAAAACCGAAGAAAAACAAACAGATGTAGCATCAGCATTCAACGATTTATTTAACAAGTAGGAGTCTTTAAATGGCAAAGAAAAAAAGCAAAAGTAAGGACGAACTGGAAGATGCGTTAGCAAATACATTGGCCGATAGTATAAACAAACAATTTAAAGGTCAAGCATTAAAAACAGCATTCTTTCTAGACGGAGATGATGATTCACCAAGCAATGTTACAGAGTGGATATCGTCAGGGTGTGATGCGTTAGACATAGCAATATCCAACCGACCTAATGGAGGATTTCCTGTTGGTAGAATTACCGAAATAACAGGGTTAGAAGCGTCGGGTAAATCATTGTTAGCAGCACACACGTTAGCAGAAACACAGAAGAAAGGCGGACTTGCAGTGTATATAGACACGGAGTCAGCAACCAGTTCTGAATTCTTAACTGCAATTGGTGCCGATTTGAAGACCATGTTATATGTACCTCTTGAAACAATAGAAGAAATTTTTGAAACAATTGAAACTATTGTGGATGGGGTACGTAAATCAGACAAAGACAGATTGGTAACAATTGTAGTCGACTCTATAATGGGTGCATCTACAAAAATTGAGTTAGCAGCAGAATATGACAAGGATGGTTATGCAACCTCCAAATCAATTATTTTGTCTAAAGCAATGCGTAAGGTTACAAATTGGATTGCTCGAGAACGAATCTGTTTAATCTTTACCAATCAACTCAGAGTTAAAATGGGCGTGTCATTTGGAGATCAATGGACAACAGCAGGCGGTAAGGCAATTCCTTTCCATGCATCTGTTAGACTGCGATTAAAAAATACCGGTCAGATTAAAGCAACAGTTAATGGTGCAGAACAGGTAGTGGGTAGTAAAACTAGCGTCCAGGTAGTTAAAAACCGTATGGGTCCACCACATCGTAAGATTGATTATGAAATCTATTATGATAGTGGAATTGACAATTTCGGTGGTTGGTTGAACCTAATGAAGAAATTCAAATTGGTTAAACAAGCAGGAGCATGGTACACATTGGAAGATGTAGATCATGAAACTGGTGAAGTCTTTGGAGAAATGAAATTCCAGAGCAAAGATTTTGTTAGCAAGGTAATGGAAAATCCTGCAGCAAAAGAAAGGTTATACAGAAGAATCTGCGATGCTTATATCTTCAAATATCAGGCAGGTGTAGACGGAGGTATCGATGACGTTGTTATCGATGAAGAAGTAATTGATGAAGAAGGATAATGAATAAGTATCAACGATTATTTAAAGAGTTACAGAAAGAAAAGGAAACGAGCCCAAAGGATGCTAATGATCATATCATGGTATTTGACGGGCTCAATACCTTTATTCGAAGTTTCGGGGCAACTCCAGCATATAATGAAGATGGTGACCATATAGGTGGTATAACTGGATTCTTGTATTCTGTAGGTAAAACTGTCAGAGACTTTAAACCAAGCAGATGTGTTATTGCATTTGATGGACGTGGCGGTAATGCTAAAAGAAGAAAAATTTATAAAGGTTACAAGGCAAACAGAGCTAATAAAACTAAACTGCGAAGATTTGATCATCATGAAACAAGTATAGAAGATGAGCAAGAATCAATGCGTAAACAGTTTAGTCGATTAGTTTCATATTTAGACAACTTGCCTGTAACTTTTTTGGCTATAGATGGGATAGAAGCAGATGACACTATTGCATATATAGCCCAAATGTACAAAGAAACATGTAAAAAAATTACAATTGTTTCAACCGATAGAGATTTCTATCAACTAGTAGATGACCGAATACAAGTATGGTCGCCTATAAAAAAGAAAATGTATGATACTCAAGCAGTTATAGATGAATTTGGTGTACACCCTAGCAATATGGTTTTATACAGATCATTTACTGGCGATAAGTCAGACAATATACCAGGTGTTGCAGGAATAGGTCCAAAAACTATATTAAAACTTATTCCGGAAATTGCTAATAATAAACAAGTTTCATTAGAACAATTATTTGAAAAAAGTAACACTCTTCTGGCTGAAACTAAACAATATCAAAAAATTTTAGACAACACCGAGACGCTTGAAAAAAATTGGCAACTTATGGACATAAAACTTCTTGATATATCTGCAAATGTATCTTCTAAAATTAGAGGCATAATGGATCAACCAGTAACTGGATTGAATCGTGCTGAATTCCAAAGACTATTTTATGAAGACAAGATGTGGGCAGTAATGAAGAATCTTCCAGATTGGTTGACAAGAACATGGCTGTCTTTAGATGCATTTGCAAAACAAACACAAAAATGATTTGATTTTATTTTAATTTTTATTATTATCTAATATGACAGATAAATTAAGTGAATATGGTTGGAGCTTCCAAGTAAAGGTTCTAGCCGCAATGTTTACGGACAGAATATTTTTACAGCAAATAACTGATATTATACAAGCAGACTATTTTGAGTCAGATGCCAACAGTTGGTTGTTAGACGTTATATTAGATCATTTCCGAGAATATAAATCACCTCCCTCAAAAGACGTATTAAAAGTTAAGGTTACCGGCATAGAAAATGATGTGCTTAAAACCGCCATATTAGAACAATTAAAGGAAGTTTTTCGTTACATGGAATCAGACGACCTTAAATTTGTTAAAGACGAAATACTCAAGTTTTGCAAGAATCAAGAGATTAAAAGAGCCATAATGGATAGTGTCGGATTACTCAAGATGGGTAGTTACGATGAAATTAAAAGCATTATGGATAGTGCGATGAAAGCTGGTGCTGACACTGATATAGGATTAGAATACAAAGACAATGTGGCAATTCGTTATGATGAAGCAGCACGACACACACTGACAACTGGGTGGGATGTTATTGACGACTTAATGGATGGAGGATTGGCACCAGGTGAATTAGGAGTAGTAATGGCACCTGCAGGTATTGGTAAATCTTGGTTGCTTATTAATATAGGAGCAAATGCAGTGAAAGCTGGTAAAACAGTTATTCATTACACATTGGAGCTAAATGAAAATTATGTAGGTCAAAGATATGATTCTGTGGTAACTGGTATTAACGCACAAAATCTAAAAAATTATCAAGAAGACATACAAGAAAAAATGGACACGTTGAAAGGCGAGTTAATTATAAAACACTATCCAACAAAATCTATAGGAGTAATAGGTATTAAGGCTCATATAGAAAAAACCATAATGTTAGGCAACAATCCAGATCTAGTTATTATAGATTATGGTGATCTTTTAAAGGTTAACACCAAAAAAGACAAACATGAAGCTCTAGAAGAATTATATGAAGAAATGCGTGGAATGGCCGGCGAATACAATATACCAGTTTGGACGGCATCTCAAGCAGGAAGATCTGCATTAGAAGAAGATGTAATTGAAGCAGACAAAATTGCATCGTCATATGGTAAAGTAATGGTAGCAGACTTTTTAATGTCACTTTCCAGAAAGGTAGAAGATAAAATGTCAGGCACAGGTAGAGGCCATGTAATTAAAAATAGATTCGGACCAGACGGAATAACCTTGCCTTGCAAAATAAACACAAATAATGGTCAGTTTCAATTCTTTGAACCACAGACCGCACAAGGAAAACAAACTACACAAGTTATGAAAACCGGAGAAAATATGGTGAAAAAAAATCTTGCACAAAAGTTCAAAGATTTGGGCGGAACGTTAGGGTAGTAACATATTTATATAAGCAAAACGTCCGGGATAAACACCGGGCTTTTTCTATCTAAAAACAAATCGTTAAATAAAAAACAAGGAGATTACAAACAATGGAGATTTCAAACAAAATTTTGAGTGATATCACAGTATACATGAAGTATGCCAAGTATATTCCAGACCTCGAGCGGCGCGAGACATGGGACGAATTAGTAGACCGTAACAGAGATATGCACATAGAAAAATATCCTAAACTACGTAAAGAAATAATGGAAGCATATGAATATGTTTATGCAAAAAAAGTATTACCTTCAATGCGTTCGTTGCAATTTGGTGGTAAACCTATAGAAATCTCCCCTAACCGAATTTATAACTGTGCATATCTTCCAATTGACGATTACCGAGCTTTTGGCGAAGCTATGTTTTTATTATTAGGTGGTACTGGTGTTGGTTATTCTGTGCAAAAACATCATGTAGAAAAATTACCAGAAATACGTAAACCAAATTTAGATAGAACCCGTCGTTTTCTTATAGCAGACTCAATCGAAGGTTGGGCAGATGCAGTAAAAGCACTTGTTAAAAGTTATTTTCAAGGAACATCAAAATTAAAATTTGACTTTTCGGATATTAGACCCAAAGGAGCAAGATTAGTTACATCGGGCGGTAAAGCCCCAGGACCACAACCACTAAAAGAATGTTTAATTAAAGTACAAGGAATATTAGATGCTAAACACAATGGTGAATTTTTGTCTCCAATTGAAGTACATGACATGGTTTGTCATATTGCAGACGCCGTACTGGCAGGGGGTATTAGGCGTGCAGCACTTATTAGTTTATTTTCGGCTGATGACGAAGAAATGATTTCATGTAAATCTGGAAACTGGTGGGAAACTAATCCACAACGAGGTCGAGCCAACAACTCTGCAGCATTAATGAGACATAAATTGACTAAATCATTTTTTATGGATCTTTGGAAGCGTGTAGAATTGTCAGGCGCAGGAGAACCAGGAATATATTTGACAAATGACAAAGATTGGGGAACTAACCCATGTTGTGAAATTGCATTACGTCCTTTTCAATTTTGTAACCTATGTGAAGTAAATGCATCTGACATTGAATCACAAGAAGATTTTGAAAACCGAGTAAAAGCTGCAGCATTTATAGGTACACTCCAAGCAGGATATACTGAATTTCATTATTTAAGGCCAGTCTGGCAAAGAACCACAGAAAAAGATGCATTAATTGGCGTCTCAATGACAGGCATTGGCAGTGGCACTGTTTTAGGATATGATATGACAACAGCCGCTAATATTGTTAAACAAGAAAATGCGCGCGTAGCTAAAATATTAGGAATCAATAAAAGCGCTAGAACAACAACGGTAAAACCTGCAGGAACAACGTCATTAGCATTAGGTACTAGTTCAGGAATACACGCATGGCACAATGATTATTATATTAGAAGAGTTCGTGTTGGTAAAAACGAAGCAATATACACATATTTAGCAAAAAATCATCCAGAGCTAATTGAAGATGAATATTTTCGACCACACGATACTGCGGTTATTAGTATACCTCAAAAAGCACCAATTGGCGCTATTATGAGAACTGAATCGCCGTTTCAACTTTTAGACAGAATTAAAAAAGTTCATTTAGAATGGGTAAAACCAGGACATCGAACAGGTAACAACACTCACAATGTGTCGGCAACTGTATCTTTAAAAGAAGACGAATGGGACTTAGCTGGAGAATGGATGTGGAAAAATCGTGATCATTATAATGGATTATCGGTATTACCTTATAATGGTGGTACATATGTTCAAGCACCATTTGAAGATTGCGATGAAACAAAGTACAATGAAATGTTAACAACACTAAAAGACGTAGATTTATCTAAAATTGTAGAATTAGATGATGATACTAATTTATCAGGAGAAATAGCGTGTGCTGGTGGCGCTTGTGAAATAACATAACCAGAA